GTTACGCTCACAGAGTACATCTGTTATCAACGGGTGTCGTGAGTTAATCCATGGAGTTCCACGAATCGTTGGCTCACGAGGGAACCTGTAGGTGTCCTACAGGAACTAATAGTTTGCCTAAATGTCTGAGTATGACTCAGACAAAGATTCATCCTTTCCTTCAAGTAATTTCAAGGAGATCAGCCCTGCTGATCCCCCAAAGTACTCAAGGGGAATACTGAGACTCGGACTGCTACTTGCTAGTCCAAGAATGTTCAGTATTTCCTCTCGGGCCACCCATAGACCATGTCTCGGGTAGTTCCTTGCAAGGATGTTGTAGTCTATTATATCAGAAAGATTATGCGCGTAGTCCTTGACTGCGTTCGCTTCCCTCTGATTTTGACGTATTAAATGAGAAGTTCTTCTTTTCCTTTTAACCAGTTCCAACTCGGCCCTGCCGGTTGCAACTTGGGCATAGGTATCTTCCTTGGTCCCGACCAACGGTTGGGGCCTAGAAATATCTATGTAGGATCTGAAGATCTCGCGGTTGATCCTCTTCGCAGAGGATTTGGTCAAGAATTTCTGGTCAAGTGTGTTACTAACACCTTCCCAGACTTCTTTGAAGTCATTGACTTCTAGATCTTGCCCCAGGAAGTTAATAACATCCTGGGCCAACTTCTGACCGCGATGCCAGTTATTAACTGGACGTACCCTCTCTTCTATTGGTATTTGATCTGGCATGTATCTTAAAAGGTACTGAGAACGCATAAAGTTAATAACTTTAGGTTCTCCTTGTACCTCGAATATACTGGGTATACCCAGTCCCCCTAGCTGCGTTGGCACGTAGCTCAGAGGAGATTCAGCCAGTTTCTTTTCGAAGAAAGAAGGGAATCCAGCTCTTACCATAAAAGGTATTACCTCTTTAAGAAATTGCTTGTCTTCCCCTTCTGGAAAATGATTCATGAATCTTTCCAGTTCTTTCATCTTACCTATTAAAGGGTCTGGGTGTTCAAATTGGTTCATTGAACCCTGCTTCTGAAATTGATTGAGGAGCCTAAGCTTGACATTGTCAAATTTTATGCTTCTCTTATATCTCGGATGCAGGCCAAAATCTTGGCAATAATGAACATACCTCTTTGAGATCCGATATTTCTCCCAAGAAATTTCGAATCCCATTGATTCCAGGAATTTTGGTGCTGCTAAGCACATGTGTAGAGGACCGACCATAGTATGGTCATCCCCTGCGCATGCAAAGGCGAGTACGCCTCTCCCAAATCTCCTGATCTGACCTCTTACTCTAACGGTCTTAGACCTTATATAATCCAAATATTTTGGGAATGATGTTTCCTTTAGCGTGTACTGCCCTGCAGTTACGCAATAGTAGGATGCGATCGATGACGCTGTAAGTATTACTTTCGTTATAGGATCGCCCATCATTACTCCTTGTCTAGTGGTAAAAGAAAAGTTTCTTCTCCCCGAATCTTCTATTCTGAGACCTAAGTCTCTGAATTTAGATTGTTGTCTACGTGAAATTTTCACGTGGACTTCTCTAGGGGAACAGCACAGTCTAACTGCACTGTTGAGATACTCGGAAATTCCGAGTTTATCTCCGAATAGACCTTCTATTAACCCAGACATTAACCTGTAACTAGTTTCGTGCATTGCGCGATCTGTAGCCGAGGTTAAATCGGAGCTCGAAATAAACTCAGGAATTTCCTCAGTTTCTTTCGATCCAAAGTGGTTTTCATAAGATGTTCCAAATCTCCAGAGATTATCGGACTCGTTGAGTCCGACTCTTGCTCCCGGTAGAATTTCTATCGATTGCTTGAGAATGTGCATTGCCGGTACCATGTACAGGTATGCCCATGTTTCTCCAGAGGTTAGGGGTCTAATCTTGCCTCCGGGCTCTGATATTATCAGTAGCTTGGATTTTAGAGTTCGACCATCTTTAATAAATTGTTCATACTTTATCCGCGAATACGCGTGTAATAACTGTCCCAATCTTGAGTCAAATCCATGTGATAAGACTTCCGGTAGGGTCTCCTTGGGTGAATAGTATTCACCTAGGTCTGCAGTTATTGGTTCTTCCAAGTATGCAATTCTATAAGTTTCCATATAGGCGTCAGTGTCTTTCGCAACGGTATTACCGAAGCCGTCGACATAGACGTCTCCTTGGTGGCTGAAGTTATCCCAGATTGGTTTTGACAAGAATTCTATGAATTCTTGATTTGGCATAATTAAATGCCATTTTCCTCCTTGAGATCTCGGGGCTTCCCAACACGATCCATTGGATAGTGATAGATGGGTTTCCTCGATCAGCTTAGACTTAGTTATACTTAGCCTGTGCTTAACTTCTTCAGACAATATCAGTCCGGCATGCATAGCATCGCCTTCGGGCTCAGGTCGAATTTCGACTAGACCCCTGATATAGTCCGCCGTCTTCCCTCGAACACTTTCGAACGAAGGAAGAGGTAGGAAACGGGTTTGACATATATGAGACACCCACCAAAGTTCGTCTTCGTTAGGGACAAGGTCCCTTTCGATTTTAAACCTAGGTGAGCAGGATAGAAGCTTCTCAAGTAGTACCTGAGACGCTTTATCTGTAAGTTTGGGGTATCCTATTTCATTTTCGAAAATTTCGTTCTGAATATAGTTTACCACCTCCTTATATCTCTCTGTAAAATAGTCAGTACCTTCTAACAGCATCATTTGTGTGGTATACCACCTCAAATGGTTAACGGCTTCGTCATTGACGATTCCTTTTGCTGCCAAGAATACTGCTGACGTTAAAGATTGTACGGTCAGAAATATCCGATCGTCCTTTCTTTTCAAGAAGGATTTTATCCTTACGGCAGTCCTATTTGTAAACGAATCCCTGGGCAATGCCCTTTTGATTCTTTTATAAAAGGATTTTGCTTCAATACGGGAAAGTCGTACTTCCCTGTTATTGAACAATACCCTCATTATCGAAGGCGGAGATATGGTGGTGATACCACCATATTTTACCCGTGTTGATAACGTACTACGTAATCCGGTGAGGGCAGCCACGATCAAGTTGCATTGCAACAAGACCAGTAATCGCTTTCCGAACTCCATGGTGCGCTATC